AGCTTTTGCAGTAGGTTCTTCTGATTTCCCCCCGTTCAGAATTTCTAACGCTTCGATCTTTTGTTTCTCGGTGTCCAATCCTGCAGCAATAGCTTCTTGTTTGTCCTGTTCTGTGATGCTGATTTCGTCTTTTTCACCAGCGACAACACAAAGTTTGTTATCTGTAAGATAGTCTAAATCAGCTTGTGTTTTAACTGTAAAAACATCGTTAGTGTCATATATTCTGCCAGTTGGAGCATATAAAAACCGCATATTAGCCTTAGCCTTAAACACTTTTTCTTCTGTATTGTCCATTTTAAAAGTCTTTTATGTAAATATATAACAAAAAAACCACGTAACAAACGCTACGTGGTTTCATTTATTTTAACCTGTTGATTACGGTTTGGTAATCGCGGTAATTGCAGTTGCGAATGAGCCTTTAACAAAAGCATTCAGCCAGTTCGATTTAACGAATAGGACTGCGCGCATTTCAGCTAAAATTGTCACTAAGTTCCTGATGAAGTCATCATTCACGTACCCGATTTGGATATTTACATCTTCACGGATAGCCAATGTAGCTTTCTTAAAGTCACCTACCAGGAATGTACCTACGGCAACTCCGTTGTTTGCAACTATGCGCAGACCTGCTACAGTCATACCGTCAGCAGAACTAAATGGAGGCATGATATAGTTACCGTTAGCGTCTTTAGTCAATTGCATTGCGTAGTAATCAGCAGGGTTAATTACAACCGCATCAGCGTTAAAGTTTGCGGCAGCAATTTGAGCAACAGCAGCCATTAACACGTCAAACCTGTTCGGGGTTGCAACGCCTAAAGCTAAAGTAGACACTGCGGCGAATGTTGGCGCTACAGTTAAAATACCTCTAAGGTTTGGCGAAGTAGGGGCTGTAGTTTTGGATAAGTCTGATATTGGATTGTCATTAGTGAATAACACTTCAGACATAGACAAGCCAATATCTACTGCACAGGCGGCAGTCAATTTGGCTAAAGCTGATTTAGTTGCCGGTAAAATACCTGCATCTCAACTACCTTCGTATGTGGATGACGTATTGGAATTTAATAATCTTGCCGCGTTCCCAGCCACAGGAGAGACTGGAAAGATTTATATAGCTATTGACACGAATCGTGACTATCGTTGGTCTGGAAGTGTTTATACTCAAATTGTTGCCAGCCCTGGGACTACAGACAACGTGCCAGAAGGAGTGACAAATAAGTACTATACAGATGAAAGGGTTGCTACTTCGCCTGCTGTTTTGGCTGCGACACCGTTATTTCAGACTGAGACGGTAGACTATGTAAGGAGGGTGCTTCTTGTGGGCACTATTGACATTGTCACAGTTAATTATATTGACAAATTTGTAACCGAATGCAAAAGGCTTGGCGTATGGTCTTTAATGCAGGAAATTTGGATTCCTTGTGGTAGTAATATTTCTGCTGCGATGGTTAAATTAAAATACGCATCGGGCTCTCCGTCAAGTAACACAAATAATGGCTATACTGAAGCGGAATACACACAGCCATCGGGTGTGGACACCGGGACAGTTACGAATAGCGCTAAATACATTTCAAGCGGCTTTATCCCGTCTTCTGTCGGATTGGGGACAAGAAACTTATCTTTCGGAGTATTTAGACCGACACCTGAAAGTTTGCAGGGGTCTGGTATTGCTTCACTGATGGGATTGACTCCCGCTACAGGTGCTACAGGTATTTATACTTCAGAAACGACAGTAGGTATTTTACCGACTTCATACGCTGATTTTCATGGTGGTATCGGGATGAAGTCAGCTTCTTACGGAACAGCTTCGCAGGAAATGTTTTTTGAATCTCATTCAGCAATTTTACTTGCATCAGGAGCGAATGTATATGCTTTAGATTCTGAATTGAATTGGAATAGAATGAGGTACAACGCTGCCTATTATTATGCTTCCGGTAAAAACGGAGGTGGATACATTGGTAGTTACCTCACTAAAGCACAATCTTTGGCAATTTCAAAAGCGTTTTACAATTTACGCGTGTCTCTGGGAAGTCTTTTGCAAACAGGTGCAGTCGGACTTTATATCGGTGATTCTAACACTTCTGGGTATGGGTTACAGCCATCTACATTAAGGTGGCCTACTGTACTGAGTCAACAAAAAGGACTGAGGGAGATTAACACGGGAATGGCTTCAAGACAGTTACGACAATCAAGTATTCAAGCAGTAGGAGAGTATTTATCTTACACTGATGTAGTTGGACTGGCAGTAAACTTCCTTTATTCCGCTTTAGGCACGAATGATATGCACATTGCTGATGTGACCACCAACGGAGATGCTACAATTATTGCTGATTTCAAAACCAAGTATATAGAATTTGTAACCTTCTGGAAAACACAGGGGGTTAAGATTATGCTGATTAGCCCTCTGTGGATTTCAGACAGTAATGACACCAAGATTACTGCGTATGTGAATGCAGTGAAAGAGGTTGCTGTGACCACTGGTGTTTTATTCTTTGATGCTTATCATCCGTTTTTAGATACAGGGTCTCCTGCTTCGTCATTTCAGGGAGATGGGACTCATCTAAATCCAGCAGGAACACTGTTAATGTTAAAATACTTAACGGCTAGAGAGCAAGGTTTCTTGATTCGTAATCCAACTTTGGATTTTGCATCAATCGCAGCGGGAGCGTCAGCTACATTAACAGTCAATGTACCAAGTGCGACTACAACTGATAACTTTGGTGTAAACATAGTTCCAACAACACCCATTGATGGGATTATCTTTACTGCAAGTGTTACCTCTGCGGATACGGTTACTGTGCGAGCTTTTAATTCCAGTGCTGCAGCTATTGACCCAGCATCACAAAAGTTTACCATCACTGTAAATCAGAACTAACATGGCAACATCAATCACAAAGGATAAAAAGAAAATAGCATTTACCTCTGAGGCGACTTTAAAATTTGCTGATGGGGTAACTGCTGTCGTGCCTAGCACGGTTACAGGGGCCGTTGCTTTGGCGGCATACAACAAAGCCGTTGTTCCGCCTCCTGTGATTATTATCCCTCCTTCGCCTGGTCAACCAAAAGAAATCACACTTTCAGATTTAGCTACGTTGAGTGATGTGGAAAACCAAAACTTTACGGTTAAAACGGGTATTTCTGATAAAGGTTTTTCATTCAAAAACATGAAGAATGTTGCTATATCTGGATTGGGTAAGTGTCAATTCGTCAGTAATTATCGGGTAGGCTCGTTCGGTTCTGGAATCAGCAACTTAAAGTTGTCTGGTTTCGATTTCAACGGCATTCCTGATTATGCTATGACCAATGATTTAAGAAATATAGCTTACGTGCCTGGGGATAATAAAACATATATAGACGGGCTTATTTTAGACGCTATAACGGCAACGAATTGCGCCACGCTATTTCAAGGCGACGGGGATATTATTAATGGCAAATACACTGGGGTGATTAAGGGGTTCGAGTTGAGCAATTCCATACTGAAAGGATTTAAAAATCCAGGATCTGTTATTTACCTGGGAAACGGATTAGATTACAAAATATACAGCAACTATTTGAACGACATAAATATGTTGTTTTCAAAGGATGCACCAAACGGCATCCACAACGGTATTTTCTTTCTGAAGGGTAACGGGTTGTTTCACGACAATAATGTCACGAACCACCAGGGTAATGTGGGGCGTTTTTGGCTACACAGCATCGAGGGGCTAAAAACCGTTGAGGCTTATAATAATTTCGTATACAATTCATGGAAATATTCAGCGTTTGAACTGCAAAATATTCAATCAATGATAGAAAACGGGGCCAAAGTAGCCAATGCAAACATATACAATAATATAGCAGGGCGTCTTTCTGTATCAAAAGATTGGGACGGGCAAATGTTAGACTTATATAACTACAACGGCGGACTCCTTCAATATTTCGGAAATTATGGATTTGATTTCACGGGGACTAAGCCGGTAACGAACATGATTAACAACATGAGCGATACCAAGATCGTAACCGAAAAAGATAACGTTTATTACCCGACATTGGACGAAGCATTGTCGGTGATACCAACATTAAAAACACTTTTATCCGCATAACATGGAGCCTGTAACACTTGCCGAAATCAAAGCATTTTTAAGAATTGATGTAGATTATATCACAGAGGACGAATCATTGTTGCTTACTGCAGGTGCAGCGCGTGAAATCATGCAGGACTATCTAAATATTGGTTTGGTGCCGATGGAACTTGAATTTCAGTGGGACGGGTCACGAAAAGAACTGCCTTTTAGCCCGACAATACAAGTCATCAGCGTGAAGGACGAATTAGGTGATGACGTAGAGTACTCGATTGACGGCTATCAAGCCAAATCTATTTCAGTTAACCGTGTGTGCGGTGATTGGACAGGTAATGTGTTTTATTCTATTTCTGGCGGATATGTTGAATATGACCCAATAATAAATAACGTATTACAGCCCGTTTACAAAGCTGTTTATCAAACCGGATATCAAGTGTTGCCGAATACATTGAAACTTGCCTTGCTTGCTCAAATTGACCACATGTATAAACTACGTGGACAACCAGAAGGTTCAATGATCAGTACAGCCGCCTTAAGAATGGCACAAGGTTATTCACGTAATTTGGTGTTATGAAAAAGCAGATAACAACCGGTGACTTAAATCAACATATTACTATTTATGTGCAGCAAAACATTACCGATAATAGCGGGGGCACTTATCCTAAAGATGTAGCTTATTGGGCGACTTCTGCGAAGGTTGATCAGCCAAGAGCATCGAGGCAATTGCAGGCATTGCAGGAAAAATTAAAACCTGCAGCAGTGTTTACCGTTCGTTATAGAAATGATCGTTTTGTCACCCCGGATATGCGTGTAAAATGGAGAGAGCAATTTTTTACCATAGTAAGTGCAGAACCGGATTTTGTAAATAAAGAATGGCTTGTTATTATTGGTCACGCTGTTCAATTACCGTTGCAATAATGGCTAAGGTATTCAAGGATTTCAATGAAATGTCTGCAGCATTTAAAAAAATGGCTGATGATTTTACGAAGGAATCAAAAGAGATATTGGAATACAATATTGGAGAAATGGAACTTGAAGCTATACGAGACGCTCCAGGCCCCGGTGCTTTGATTGACAATGATTACGGGACTCCTGAGACACAGGAAAGCATTGCGAGAGGAAGAAGCTGGACGCCAATAAGCCAGGCAATAGGTTATACGATTGACCCTTCCGGACTTAAAGGCACGGTGTATGTAGAAAAATCAGCGGGGGAGTTGGCGATTTACGTTGAGGCTGGGACAGGGCAATCTGCGAGGGCTTATATACCAACAGTACCAAAGGAGTTTCAAGATGTGTTTAGAAAATATTACCTTACCGGATACGGGACGATATTAGCAAAACCATACATGTTACCTGCATACTTCAAATATAGCGTACTATTCAAAAAGGAAATGACAGAATTGGTAAAAAACGTTACCTTTAAATAATGAAGCCGATCACCTTAACAATTAGAACACAATTATTCTTGGCGTTAAACCAACAGGTATTGTATAATACTAAGTTTATCCCCGTTTACGAAGAATATTTGCCTGACGACGGCGTTATAGCGACTTTGCCTGCCCCTAATTTATGTGACGCTTACATTGTACTTAAAAACCAAACGGCAAACGAGGATATTTTACATAAATGCGGTCATAATGATCAATCATCAATACAGATACAAGTATATACCAATTTTAGCAACGGGCGGGGGGGCAGTAAGACGGCAGAAGAAATTACGGCTAAAATATTTGATCTTCTTTTTGTAGATGGTAAATTTAAATTAAACATGCCGTCAGAGTTGCATTTATGGAAAGGCGCAATAGAATCAACACGTAATATTCAATACCTAGATGACACAACAAGAACCTGGACAACAATTACAACCTTGCTCCTTCACGTCAGCCAGTGATTTAGAAGCCCAGGCAGAGGCTTTATATCCAATGCCTGAGCGGTGTTGCGATTGGAAGCGCAAAAAGATTACTTGGCTTCGAATGAAGTGGGTGCAGAAGGCGTTGATTCGTTAGGAATCTCACTAAGCCATAATTCAAGAACAGCAATAGACTTCTCTATCTCCTGTTTTAATGGGTCTTTTTTGCCGCCTCTTTCTAAGCGTTTGACCACGTCAAAAATATAGCTATTCCACTTGCGATCTGTAGCTACCTTATAAAGACTGCCTTTTGAATTATCGTAGTATTGCGGGGTGCTACTCACTTTCGCGCCCCTCCTTGTCTCCTGTGCTAAATTCAGGATCACTTTGGTTTATAGCTTTTCCGATATCGCTCAATAAGGCTGCGTTCGATTTTTCAAGTCTCTCCTGTCTACGATTTGGCAACGGTTTAACCGCGCTATCCGCCGACCGATCAACAGGTCTTTCTGTTTTTTTTAACTTTTCTTCCAACAACTGAATACGCAGTTCAAGTTTGTCTATTCTTTCTTTTTGGTTCATGTTTTTTCTGCTATTATAGCTCCTTCCGGTTCAATTTCTAATTTAATTAATTCAATGTGTCCATTTAAAAAGTAAACGGCCCCGCAATATGGGCATTTAATATGATAAGCAAATTCCGCGTCTACATGTGACATGCCGCCACATTTACAATGAATGTCCATACAAACGTCTGTTCCCTTCCACTGAATCCATCCGTGCGGCTTCCCTTTCTGTGTGTCTTGTATATCCCAAGCGTGTTTTGTGTCTTTTGCGATTTTGGTTATCATCATAAGTGCAAGATACGTTTAATCTGAATTCTGCTTCGTAACGTTATTGTTGCAAATATCATTATGCTAATGTATCTTTGATAAACAACTTTAAATTAAAGCCATGCCAGTATTTGACCCAATCTTAGGTACAGAGTTTATTATCGAAATAGATACTGATACCCTGACCACTACGCCAAACGCAACCCGTGGCGTGGATGCTAATTTCAGACCTGTAGTTTGTTTAGTCAGTAATGGCGTGGACGCAACATCGGCTGATCAAGAAACCACAAATAAATGTTCTGGAGGGTTTAAAACTTCTCAGTCAGGGGTTAAGTCTTGGAATATTACGGGTAACGGGCAGGCTATTTCGGCCACACAAGCACCCGCTGATGACTACGCGAACTTTAACGAACTAATGGCGCTTTGGAAAGCTGGTACGCAATTCTTCGCGCGTATTACGAATGCGGCAAGCACTTTATACTACCGTGAAGGACGTGTTTACATTTCTTCACAATCTGAAGGGCAGCCAAACCAGGAAGCAATTACTTTCGATACTACTTTAACCGGCGTAGGCGAATTGTTCTTGTCACCTCCAACAGTATAGTATGAACGGAGTAGCAAAGGTTACAATTAAAGGACAGGAATATCCTATTAAATTTGGGGTACAGGCTTTAATGTTGTATGAGGCAAGGGCAAATAAATCATTGGTTACTGACGACGAAAATAGCAATGTAATTACAGCTTCTGTCAACGTTTTCTATGCGGGTTTAGTCGGCGCTTGCATTCGGTTAGAACTGCCAATGAAATCTTTTTCGGATGCTTGTGACCTGTTCGATGAATTGGCTTTAGAGGAGACTTACAACGAACAATTGGCGGAAATATGGGAAGCATTCAACGCCAGCGTGTTGCCAATCATAACAGCCCGAAATCCTCAGCCAGCAGAGGAAAATATAGCTATTCCACTTGCGATCTGTAGCTACCTTATAAAGACTGCCTTTTGAATTATCGTAGTATTGCGGGGTGCTACTCACTTTCGCGCCCCTCCTTGTCTCCTGTGCTAAATTCA